GTATCGGTAAATCTTGGATATAAATCAAGTGGTCAGAGTAAATTTACTGCATTAAGATTATTACAAAATAATTTAGAGAAAGATGGTAATCTCTTGACTGAATCAGAACAAAATTATGGTACTTTATTTGAATATGATATAAATAAAATATTAAATGGAGAAATAAAAGTATTACAAGAAGAAATTAAACATTGTAATGAAATGTTAAATGAACTTTATTTAATGGAAGGATTTTTCACTAAAGTTGGGGCTAAACTTAAAAAGGGAGTTAGTGCGATAAAGAAAATGGCTAAAAAGGTTCTTAAAAGACTTGAAAATGCAATTAGTAATTTTTGGGAAAATTTAAAAGATAAAGTTTTTGGTACATTATATGAATATTTGAAAAAGGGATTTGAATTTTTTATGGATGCATTGGGAGCTGAAGTTACACCAACCGGCGATTCGATTGTGTTAAAGGCTTAAAATGAAAACACAACTACTCTGTACTTTCGCAAAAAGAAATAGACTATATGATATAATAGATTTAATTATAGAATGTAATGATATTTTGTTTGATAAAGTTTATGTATTTCAGAATGAAAAAGATCATCATCAATTAATATGTACATACAATGTAGAGTTAACAGATGATTATATAGACAATGCAAGAGATACAATTTCGTTACATAGAAAGAAACAGACTAATACTTTATATACTATTAATGCTCTTAACGAAATAATTCGGAAAGAGAATAAAGGGGTTTTAGATAAAACTTTTCCCGTACCTTGGGAAAATTATCATAATTCACTATTACTCACAAATGAAGAAGGTATTAACATTATTCCTACAAGGATTTATACTATTATTGATGTTAATACGTGGGATAGAACAACTGTAATTTAAATAAAATAAACCAGTGTTTTGGGAAATTAGACTTATATATATATTATTAGACCGTAGTATATATGGTCATGTTTTTTGAAAATTTGAAATGGGACGCATCAGCAGGCATGTTGATGTGGGGTTGACTGAATAACAGGTTTCGATAAGGGCTTGTAATGTATCCCGATTCTTCTTGTGGTAGAAGAGTATTCACCTAAATGTTGGTAATACTGGATGACAATCTATGAGGGAGTTTGAGTCAACACTTACTTGAAAAAGTAGCCTACTTTTTCGCTTCACTGGGAGTACCCGAAAGGAAGTCTCCCCGTAAACTGGCCGAATAAACCAATCTTTGAGGGTTAAGGCATTTGTTTAGAAGTTGTATTCGCCTCAACGATGTTAATAGCATTGAGAGAGAATCGTAGTAACTTTCGGAAACAAAGTGTGAAGGCAAAAATCAGAGTGATTCAATGTGGAATGGCTTTTCCACACCCCCAAAATTTCAAAACTCGGAGGATAACCGATGACATAAGTATAATACACTAAACAGAGACGAGGTTTGACAGTACCAAAAAGACTGTTGGTGTAAAACACCTAAAAGTTTAGTGTATCGGATGGTATCTAAAGAGGGACGGCGGCGGGCAAAAGTTTTAAAAGTGGCTCAATAATTTTCAGTTTCCACCAAATTAACAGACTTGAAAATAACGGGCCACTTTTTTTTATATATTAAAGGATGCGGATAAAATGGGAGAACATTTAGAAGTGAGTGAAAAACCTAAAAGATTTTGCTCAGATTGTAATAGAGAAGTTTATCAAACAGTTCATCGGAATGAAGGTTATTATTGTGATTGGTACTCCAAAGGTAGTAAGATTTTTTGTGTGAATTGTTATGAAAATACCGTGGTATTTAAGCATACTTCTTGATATATATTACTGTAAATGGTTACACTTGGTAATCATTGAAAAATACTAAATAAATAATAAATAATAAGGAGATATCAAATGGATATTAACGCAATCAAGAAAAGATTAACTCAACTTCAAACTACGAATACTCGTACTTCAAATCTTTGGAAACCTCAACCAGGCAAAACCTTAATTAGAATAGTACCTTATAAATTCAATAAGCAAACACCGTTTATTGAACTATTTTTTCATTATGATATTGGCGGTAAGAGTTACTTATCACCAATCAGTTTTGGTCGTCCAGATCCAATTGAAGAATTTGCTGATAAACTAAAGTCATCTGGTAATAGAGATGATTGGAAATTAGGTAAAAAGTTAGAGGCAAAAATGAGAACTTTTACACCTGTAATTGTTCGTGGTGAAGAAAAAGAAGGAGTAAAATTCTGGGGATTTGGTAAAACAGTTTACCAGGAACTTCTTTCAGTTATTGCAGATCCAGATTATGGTGATATTACAGATCCTGTAAATGGTAGAGATGTTGGAGTCGAATTTAAAACAGCTGAAGAAATCGGCGCTTCGTTTCCTAAGACTACTATTAGAGTAAAACCTAATCAAACACAAATAACAGAAGATGCAAAGGAACTTGAAACTTTGTTAAATTCACAAAAGGATATTCGTGAAATTTATAACGAACAAACTTATGATGAATTAGCAGAAGTTTTACAAAAATGGTTAAATCCTTCCGATGATGATACAGAGGAAACCGAAAAACCAAAGAGTTCTGAAAAGTCTTCTCCAGTTTCAACATTACAAAGTAGCACAACTACTTCTGATGCATCTGCGGCATTTGATGACCTCTTTAATAGTTAAAGAGGAGAATTTAAATGTCTGTAAAAGATGAATTGGCAAGTTCTTTAGCTGATAATCTTAACAAACAGTTTAAAGATACCAAAGTTGCTTATTTTTTAGACGGTTCTGATACAACTCCTACAGATATAAAGGATTTTGTTTCAACGGGATCAACTCTATTAAATTTAGCAATTTCGAATAAACCTAATGGTGGTATTGCAGTAGGAAGAATCACAGAAATTAATGGTTTAGAATCGAGTGGTAAATCTTTAATTGGTGCTCACATTCTTGCGGAAACACAAAGAAAAGGTGGAGTAGCAGTTTATATGGATACTGAGACTTCCGTGAGTAGAGAATTTCTTGAAGCTATTGGAATAGATGTAAGTAATATGTTATATTTACATTTAGAAACAATAGAAGATATTTTCGAAGCCATTGAAAAAATTGTTGTAAAGATTCGTGAATCAGATAAAGATAGATTAGTAACAATCTTGGTTGATTCTTTAGCAGCAGCTACTACTAAAGTAGAGTTAGAGGCTGATTTTGAAAAAGACGGATGGGCTACATCTAAAGCAATCATCATATCAAAAGCGATGAGAAAGATTACTCAAATGATTGGTAGACAGAAGATAGCTTTAGTATTCACTAATCAACTCAGACAAAAACTCGGAGTAATGTTCGGAGACCCGTGGACTACAAGTGGTGGAAAAGCATTACCATTCCACGCTTCAACACGTATCAGATTGAAAAATGTTGGACAAATCAAAGATAAAAAGACTAATACAATCGGCATGAAAATGAGAGCTCAAGTCATTAAAAATAGACTAGGTCCTCCCATGAGGCATGCCGATTTTAATTTATACTTTGAAAGTGGTATTGATGATGATGGTAGTTGGCTACAGGTATTAAAAGATCATAAATTGTTAAAACAAGGTGGTGCTTGGTATACTATGACAAATCAAAATGGAGAGGAATTAAAATTCCAATCTAAAGATTGGTCAGAGCAATTACAAGACCCTGAATTTAAAGAATATTGTTATAACTTAATTTGTGGTAAAGTGATTCTTAAATACGATAAAAACTTTGGTATAGATGATGTAACTGTAGCAGAAGAATCAGATGGACAATGATAGATATATATCTATATTAAATGAGATACGAAAACACGGCGGCGAGATAGATTCAGGTAAGCCTGATGATAAAGTACTGATAATAGATGGCTTAAATACTTTCATTAGAGTATTTAGTGTTATACCAACTCTCAATGATGATGGGATTCACGTTGGGGGAATAGTTGGTTTTCTGAAATCAGTCGGTTATGCAATTAAAATGCTCAATCCCACCCGATGCATAGTTGTATTTGATGGTAAAGGCGGGTCTGTCCGCCGCCGTAAATTATATCCAGAATATAAAAAGAAGCGTAAGTCAAAGATTCGTCTTAATAGAGCTAATGATTTTTCTTCAGTAGATGATGAACGAAAATCAATGTTTATGCAGGTTCAACGTTCTGTTGAATATCTTGAACAACTTCCTATAACTATACTATCAATAGATAATATAGAGGCTGATGATACTATAGCTTATATTTCAACAACTGTATTACCTAAAAGTGATATTATTATTATGTCTACGGATAAGGACTTTATTCAGTTAGTAGATAATCGAATTTCTGTTTGGAGTCCTACTAAGAAAAAATTCTATGATACTAAAGAAGTATTAGAAGATTTTGAAGTTCCTTCTAAGAATTATTTACTTACAAGGATTTTTGAAGGTGATAAATCAGATAATATATCTGGAATTAATGGTATAGGAAAAAAGACTTTATTGAAAAATTTCCCTTATATAAATGATGAAAATCAATATATAAGTATAGAGGATATATTACAGGCAGCTAAATCTAACGATA